TGTTTTGTACGACGCAACTAAATTCGCTGACAAGTATTCATTCAGGTCAACTTTCATCAGATGGATTCTAGGATTCACATCTTGACATATACATGTGAGATAGAGCAAGGATATCTTAAGCACTGAGTCACTTTCAGAACCATGTGAGATACTAATAAGGTGATAAGTAAGTGTGATTGAATGCTGGATGCTGAATTTGTCATTTATCGGCAAGTGTTAGAGAGGAGAGAAGAAAAGGAATTTTTGGTTGACACCAAAAATAACTTTGGCAACTGCCATTCAGTCACCCGATAAAGGATGGCTTATCAACATTTTTTTGCACACTTAAAAAGTAATGCAGCACTTCATAAATGAACGAGTACTGGTTGAAATTCATAACACCAGCATAACGTTGCTCGCGCACATTAAAAACCACTTGGGGTACACAAATTGCGGACGTTTTCACGAGTTGGTTCAAGCAGATGTCCACTGCGCAGAAGGTTCCAGTTCTGCCGACTCCAGTGCTGCAGTGCACCACCACCGGGCAGAGCAACGCATCCTTCGGATTAAATAGCTTCATGTAGACTTGACGTACTCTATCGATCATGTTGATGAATTGCACAAACCACGGTAAGTCGGAAGGAGTGTTGTATTCAAACCAATTGCTGCACTGGAAGTGACTTAGTTTCCTCGATGTCTTCAAGGATTTATTCGTGATTTCGATCAGTGTCCGGACGTATTTAGCCCGAACTGTGACTTTCAGAGTTTTGATGCGGAATCCGTTCATGTCCAGTGACCCATTTTCGCTGGGACACCAATACTGATAACATTTTTCTTCACCGCTAACTTTAGTTGGAGTTAACATCACTATCACATAACAATGCTCCTGCCACACGAGCCTCCAGAAGTCTGCAGTGGTGTTCGCAAAGGGACCTTGAGTGGCGATGAACTTCTTCGGCTCTTCAAAGCCATCGATCCAATTCGCGTGGATGTAGTCCGATCCTCCTTTAGTATCTAGCACAACGCGTGAATGCTCCCAGCAAGGAATGTCCCAGTACCGGTTTTTTGGTTGATTCTCGGGCTTCATGAAGCTGGCAATTAGTTTATCGATCGGCTGAGTTACAATGCTGTAGTACTCATCTCGTATGAGCTTGAAACAGTTCAGTTGTGTTCTTCTTTTTAAAAAGTCCTTTGCGGAAACTTCAGCAAAGCATCGGCTGTCCATTGTGAAATTATCTTAAACGGAGACACAGCTTCAGAGGAGTGGCTTACACGATACTGTTCGTGAAACTGAAAACCTTTATAGTTTTGTACTGTTACACGCATTAAAAACGATATACTTAGCTTTTATTTAATGTATCGCTTATGCTCAAGAGATTAGATATGTCTATAAATCCGTTACTACTTTATAGTTTTATAGGGGATCTTATTTTACGATGGTATTTGTAAGAAATATATCGTTAGATAATGCAAATGGATTTAAGCGAGCTAAAGATATAATTTATTACTTTTGCAAACTGTAAAAGTTTTAATAGAGTACTATTTTCAATGTTAGAATAGCTATGATGCATGTATGCTACTCACTTTCTGAATTCGCTTTTTTGATACAGTTATAACAATTATAACACAAGTTTTTGATTTTGGGTTGAGGTTTTCCGCTTGAAGTATGCTTTTTTGGTATAAAATCCTCAAAGCTTTGAAAAAAATGTACATTAATAGAAGAAATTGTTAGAAAGGTTAATATTGTTAACCATATTAGGAATGAAAAATATTGTTTATTAATTATAAATCTTTATTAATGTGAAAAAATTTATTTCTTTATGTTTTATAAACATTTTTAATGTTAAAAAAAATTATTAACTATGAAGAAATATTTATTAAATACAATGCAAAGTTCAAAACAAGCAATCAATTATCATCATCTATAATTAATCTAGTTAAAAAATTCACAATACAAAATAAATATCAATTTAATTATAGACGCATGAGAATAATATGACTTATAAACTGGTATTTAATTTAATTTAAGCATAGAACAATAACGTACGCATTGAAATATTTCGAGCAATTGACAATAAAAAATCTGAAAGTGGATTTCAAAATCGAAATAGAAAATTTATTATTTAACTTAATTATGTGCAAGTGGCTTACCAAGTAAATTAAAACTTAGCGGTATAAGAATTCGATAAAGGCAGTGGAAACATTATCTTCTTAACATAGACTTCAAGTAATTGGTAACACAAGATATAGTCATCTAAATGGATCCTAAATCCGTATTTTTGCTGGCGAACTCTGTTAAGAACATTGGGCAGTGACAGGGTTCCAGTTTTGTCAAATTGCGCAGCAAATAGATGGCTCCAGTAACAATATTTTTTTTTCCGTGTACCTACCATCGTGCCCTTTTTTTAAAGCAATTACCTTAATCCAACCGTTCCCTTGCGACGCATTTATCGGAACGTAAACATCGCAATCAATAGCTTTAACCATAAATTACATGTTATTACATTATAAATTTAAATTAGTTTTGTAGCTTTGGGATTTACGTGACCTTTTGTAGCTTTTTTACAAAAGTAATTAAGTCCAGTCAATAAATATTCCATTAACTATTCTTCAGAATACTTGAAGCGTTATTTAGATTCGATATTAAAATATTGCATTAAAATCAAACACTTGCATTCACAATGTACCTAACTTGATCTATATTTATTATTTGGACTTCTGATTACTAAAAGCTACCTTCATTAAAAGTCAATTCATTTTTAGTTCTTCACCCCATAATAAAACTCATTTGAATCTCAAACAAGAATAAGTCTCACTACTTGCGAAAACGTTAACGCTTAAATGATGCCAACCCTTGAAATAGCTCTCGCTTTTATCTCTACTTACGTAACCGAGCCTCGTAATTAGGGTAAAATTTGGGAAATTCCCAAAAGTAACATTGGTAGAATAGTATATCCGGCTTCAGCAAGGGCCGGATCTGTAATGAAAATTAGGTTCATTATCGCTTAGAGTCACGTGAAGTAACTGTGCTTAGCGGGTAAGTGTGTGCAACCCCTTTTTTTATGAATGGAGAGGGGGAAGTTTGTAATATGTGTAGGAAAATTAAAGGTTTGTTGGTGGAAAATGAGCTTATGAAAGAAAAACCCACGTGGTATCATTAGTTTAATGAAAAAATAAAATATTAAGAATCTGATGGCGTAAAGGTTAAATTTTCTGTCATGGCAAAGATTGTCACACTGTACTAAGGATAGTTACTAAAGTAAATTCATTCTTTTACAGTCAATAATGTATCTGAGCTTTTTATTTAGCATAACATTCCAAGTTATGTTATGTCTCAATAAAGTTATGTAAGTATTATTAAAATCAGTCTGCTTAAGGCATTAAAAATCCACTTAGTTCCCTTAGTTGTTTAAATTAACCCCACACGAGTGCAAACACTTACCCTTAAGTGCGCAAACTTGCCCCACATGACTTTATTTGCCTAATTTCATTACATTATCCCGCATTAAACGCCTAATTAGACACCCATAAATTATACGCTATATATTGTTTGTTTTACGATGAAGTCATTCAAATTTTTCCGATTTTAAATCACGTCATAGGTCACTATTTATGTTTATATCTTCCAGCAGATAACAATAATGAAACAGTGATATCCAATTATTTCGGTTAGCTTCCCTAAGTTTATTATCTACGCATGGATACGTTATCGGGCTATTTTTAATAGCTGGAATAACATATATATAAGTAATTCCCGGCAATTTAGTTGCTCCGTTGAATCGATCTAGTAAACACAGCTCGGATGTTAGTGTAATTATTCCTTATTATTTTCCGTACATTTGTGTATTAGCTTGATATATTTATTTAGATATTGTTTAACTGAAACTTTTTAAAACAGTTTTTAGAATAAAAGAATGAGCGAATACCAATACTTAAATTCGGAAATTCAAGTACCGAAAGAATGGCCGGTGGATATTGCACGACCGTTGTTTGAATATTTCGTTAAGAATGCGACCATCTGCTATCGAAAAGGTCAGCGAGTAGTCGTTACCGTAGAAAACATCTCGGCAGCAGTTACCAAATTTGAAAACAAGCCGGGATATCTTTTAGAAAAGACAGAAGACATGTAAGTGTCCTTTTTTTTTTAATTTATCATATTTTACTACCTATTTTCGTAACAATTAAACTTTATTTTTAGAAACGATGAAAGGACTTTCAGAATGGATCTTATTTTTCCGGCGAAAGTTGTGATGCTGACGCCTAAATCTGACGGAGTTAATCGAAAAGAAGAAGAGTCAGTGTAAGTATTTAAAACTTAATTATTTGGCTTGCAAAACTATAAGTTAGTTATAATGATTTATTTTTTATTTTTCAGGCAATGTCTACCGATGATTTTAAAATCTAATCACGTAATTTCGTCCATGCTTGTAATGAATCCTAAATTTCACAAAATTATGACGGTCGAACCAGACATCGAAAAGTAAGTCTTTTATCTATACAAATTCCTTTCTTTTTATTTATTTATTAAATTATAAAGTGCTTTACACATTTTGAATTATTTTCACAGGATTTTAAAGCTTAAAGGCATCACAGGTCCCGAAAAATACAATTATGGTGTTGAAACAACGTACACAATTCGAATGATCAAGTATCTTGAAGATAACGTGTAAGTGTAAACATTAATTTAGATAACGTTCGAAACTAGGCAATATTTTAAGATATAAATGGTACAATATTGTTTTTTTTAGTGAAGCTTTTTTGATAAAAAGCAGATTTTAAAGCTACTTTTAAATTTTCAGAACTGAAATCGAACCGACTCCGTCTACGTCAGCAGATCCGTCTACGTCAGCAGGACCATCTACGTCAGCAGGACCGTCTACGTCAGCAGGACCGTCTACGTCAGCAGGACCGTCTACGTCGGCAGGACCATCTACGTCAGCAGGACCGTCTACGTCAGCAGGACCGTCTACGTCGGCAGGACCATCTACGTCAGCAGGACCGTCTACGTCAGCAGGACCGTCTACGTCGGCAGGACCGTCTACGTCTCAGGAGCAAGCTACGGACTATGACTGGAATATTGTGACTTACGATAAACTGTCACCGCCCAAGTAAGTTGTTATACACTGAGAGAAAAGTGCATAAGCTTAATTATTACGTCACAAGTAATAAAATACAGTTTTCGAAACTTTTTTTTTTGTAGTTACTCGAAATATGCATTTGTTTAAGTATTGATAAATAATTATACCGACTATATTTTAATAAATATTTTTCTATCGTGCTAAACAAATAAATTATTAGACTGAAAGGTTGTTACAAACGATGTCTTAGATAGCTTAACTGGAAGAGCTCTTGGTGCGTAACCAAAAGATCCAGGTTCGATTCCCGGCCGGGGCTGTCCGAATTACTTTTTCTGTGTTAAAGTTAATCAAGATGACTATTAAGCCCATATTTAACTAAAAATAGTTCAAGTAAATATCTATTGAGGTTAAATATAATAAATAATATTAGGTATCCAAGGGTGCCTACAGTTTACGTAGAAGTCAAAATCACAGTCGAATTTAAGCAACGTTAGTTATTATGAATACATTATTTTTACTTTTTCGAAAAAAAGATGTTTGTTATATCCTAATTATTGTAATGTACTTTAATTACAGACGATTCCGGTGCAGCTGGAAGGCTGCAAGCCCTTGGATTTGTTATTCAGTAACTATCGTTCTTATTATAATATTGATTTATCTGTGCGTGATCTTAACCATAAACTATAAAATATTTTGAATTAGTCTGAATAAAACCTGCAACAATAATTAATTTAGTTTTGTTTAATTTACAACATACACTTTACACAACCGTAGACACTAAATTTTTCCTCACAAGCATCATAAAACTACTCTTCAATATATTATCATTCATAAATTTTTATGTACAACTATTTGGCCAAGGCAACATTATTTCTGATTGACTTTTATCTTATTGCAACCCACTAAAACTCCAGATAGGTAGTGCTATATTGGAATTAAGCCAATATACGGGTTCAGCCAGTCATTGGATTTCCCCATAACTATGAGTCGATGTTTGTTTTCAATGTAGCATAACAACAGTCGAACATTTTCCTTCAACGTAAATAGAAGGTATTACATTATGCACCCATTTCAATTACAAGTAGGCAACAACGTCATTCTGCTCTAGCATATAAATAACAAAAGAACCAACTGGAAAAATTGCATGATAAAATCTTATTACAGCAGTGTGTTTTATCGAGTGAGTTCTCTTTCATCTAGATATTTTTGACTGAGCCCTTTTCCCCTAACACATACATATGAATGGCTTTATAGCAGAAACTATAGTCATCTGCGTTATAATTCAAGCAGTTGTGCTGTCGCTGTCTTATTTTCCGAAAAGCGTTTGCCACTGAAAGCGTACCTGTGTATTTGAATTGGGTAACACAAAAATCGAGGATACAATATAATGCCGAAAAACTGCTACCATCGTTGCAATGAACAAGATCAGCTCCGGGCTTCCATCCAGCTGATTGTTCCGTCTTAGAAATAGTGTACGATTCGTTCAAACTGCACACAAAGGACAAAAATATAAACGGATCATCTGGATTGTTATCAGTTGGCGACGCAGTGTAATGATAGTGCCAAATCTCACGCTCGCAGTTCTTTTGGTCAGACAAAAGTAACAATGTTGCAATGAAACGGGGTCTCTTGATGACTATCAGAGTCTTAATTCTAAAACTTCCACACTCTATCTCACTTTCTTCTCTGGAACTCCAATACTGACAGCTTCCTTCCTCTCTGCTTTGAGATATCTTCACGATGGTATTAACTTCACGGCACCAGGCTAATTCCCAAAATTTATCGTAGTTTTCTGCTTTTAGGTCGCTTGTACAAATATACTTTTGCTGTCCGTCGTACGCGTCATAGACGTCTATAAAATCGGCTCTGGGGTACCTTTTCATGCAGCAGAGAAATCGGTGTAACAGCTGTCGGCACCCTTTGTTGTCAGGCTCATCATCAAACACCTCGCAAATTTTCCGGTTCTGTTCAATGGTGTAGTATTCTAGACGGATAAGGTCAAACGAGTCTACATTGTCCATAAAAAGTAAGAAGTCAACGGCAGATAGCTCTTCGAATTCGGTACTCATTTTCGCTCACTTATAGTCAACCCAAAACTAATATTGCACTTGTCTTTTTATTTTATTCTAAAATCAGCAATGGATTCTCACTTAAAGGCAGTTCGTATTAGACTAGTAATTTTTTGATCTGAATCGTATAATATAGAGGCTAACCTTGTTAATTAATTAAATAAACAAAAAGCTAATCCTATTGTCCTTCCAAAAAGCTAATCCTAAGTCCTATTGTCCTTCCTACGCACGTAAGTTACGACTTTATTTATTACTAGTATCTTTTAGTACTTTTAAAAAACTATTTACGAGCGCTCATAAATTTTTTTAGAGGCCACTTCGCACATTTTAATGCGAAATTGAACATCGGCACTTTAGTTATAATTTTTGGAAAAAATTCTACCTTATGTGCTTTTCACCAGGGCTTGTGATGTAATGATTGTAATTATTCTATTCAAAATAGCAAAACGTGGACGAATAATAGTAGATAAATCAGAAAAATGATAGAAAGTGGAATGTTACTAAATTCATCAGCGAAAGTTGATCATCGAATGAAGGAGCTTCAAAAAAAACCTTTCGTTATTTTAACGCATGTGATATTACTGTCGAAAAGGTCCGATTGACAACTTGCGTGGTATCAATCTATATCACACATGATGTAGAGACCGATTATCACGCCAAATAGCATCTAAAAAGTCAACTTTCTGGGAAGTTACATACGATAGTATCATATGAATTTTTTAATTAACTAAAAAATCGTAATTCTAATTGTAATGTCTTTATTAGTACATGTTTCTAGGGTGAGCCTAGAAATGATGGAGAACATTAAAAAAAATACAACAATAAAAAACGTATGATTTAATTTTTTAATTAGGCCATTCCGACTCTTCTGTAATTAAAAATTTTGTGCCATTTTTTTGTAAGAAGGTTATTACTAATTTCAAGCTGTTTTGTTATTTTTTTTATGGTATCCTATAAAGAAAAATTCGCAGAAACAATTATTGTTATGACTTTCATTAGCGGGGACCAGACCACTGGTTTTCCTGTTTTTGAAACGCTTATCGGATTGGTGAATTCCAATACCTATGCCATTGTTGTTATGAGCGACAAATAAAACTTGGGTATTTACCAATTTTGCTGATAGCGCGTTTAAAACCTATTGCGGTTTAAATGATAACAATATTTCCTAGTAAATTTAAAACAACATTTTCCGCGAGCTATATTAACGTTTGATTAATCACCCTCATAAATAGAGAATTTGATCTTCACCTGTTGCCATACAAAAGAGATCTGTTCAACATTTTGATTCTAAACTTAGAAAGCTGTATACTATACATTTTATGTGTATCTTACTCAACAACTATACCTTAGAAGTAAACAAGATGTTCACAATGTAAATTCACCTTTATCAGGACTACATAATAAGGGTCGGGGCCTTATCATAGGAGTGAACGACCTTACCTACGTAACGAATACACATGAACTGGAGTTCAATACTCAGCGGGCCCTCGATATTGTACTTTTTATGACGCCATTGATGATGCAGACTGACCTTGACATTAATTTCGTCGTGACGTCATCGACTCTACAGCTAAATATTTTCTAAGTCTATAAATTTCCAGATCGCGACCATTACTGTTGGGGTAATGCGATTTCCTATACAAAATGTACTGAGCGTCAACCAGGGACCTGTTCAATGTCGAAATTTAAGAATTTAAATCCAAAAAAAATAGAAAAATTTGAAAAATTATTTTCTACTAACGAAACTGGCCGTTATGTTGAACCTTGATTTGTATAATGTGAAAGCGTCTCAAATGTGTCTTTTTAACAGCACTTAGGTCATGTAGTTGTAACCTTTAGTCACTGTTTGGATCTGCCAAGTCCGGATCACGAATAGGGTCAATTCTTATCATATTTACCTCCTGTCAACAATGTGATCATAAAATACGTCAACAATTCTCGATACCAATAATTATTAAGATTATTAAGGTTGCAAACAGTCTTGCTGACTTGACCTTGGAATTTTAACTCAACATCAACTCTGAACTTTAATTTTTATGAAACTTACCTTCTATGGGTACATTGGGAACAGTTATGCTGCTTAAAACTCAAAAATCTAGCGATATTGCACGCTCCTTTATCAATAACATCCCTTTCAATAAAATCCATTTCTGATTTTATTGAGATCCATTAGTATCTATCTCGTGAAATATTAAATCCACTCAGAATATAAGTGGTTTAAATTAAAAAAGATTTATAAGACACATAGAAAATAACTTTATTTTAATCATAATTATTAGTTTATTCATCCGAACGCAAACCATACTTACTAATAACATTGAATTTATTGCGTCTTTTCCTGTGCAGTTTACTTATGACATTGTTTATACTTTGAGTAGTACAATCCATGATTACAAACCGACAAAACAACTAATGTACTATCATTATCATTCTTATTCAAAAAAAGGCAGCTGCTCGAGGCCATCTCAAAGAAAGCTTGCCTGAATCTTCTAAACCCTATTTAAAACCTCTGTTTCTTCAGTGAAAGCCATTTCCTCAAACAACACATTGGTATTCAAATTCCGCGCTTTTATGAGAATGTTAATGTCACTAATCATTGACTCGGTCGTAAAAAATCACAAATTATAATACTAACTCGTAAATATTTACAAAATGTGTTTTCGTTCGAATGCGAGAATAGCTTTTATGAAAAGAAATAAAAGTCATGTTTAATAGAACAATAACTTATTTAACAGTTCATAACGGCTGAGAATCTACGCCAAGATAGATTCACGGCTGTGAATCTACAGTCAAGTTTATCTGAGTGTAATATTTATCAATGATAGTCTTCTTCCACAGAGTATACTTCCCGACATTATATTCAAGGGATGAAGAACTATTCAGCCAAGAATGCTTCATTGATCTTCCTTTGTCAAATCGCACGATCACTCTGCTACCAGTCTTCCATATCAAGTCCCAAAATTCCGGAAATGAGATATCAGATGCCGATTTTTTGAACACCATAAACTTCTTTTTGATGTTATTTCCGTCGACGAAGCTCGCAGAAGGATCGGGCTTGTTCTTCTTTATTGATGGAACACGGCGCCGTTTTTTAGAGCTTCCATTGAAATTTTGAAAGCTTTTATTGATATTCATTTATGTAAGGTCTGTTAAGTACACTGCTATCGCGAGAAATGGTTGCATCAAACTGAAGCCTAATTAGATCGTAGTCACGTTATAAAGGATTTTCCAGCACGATATTATTAAAGTTATTGCACGGTAGGATTTGTTGAATATTCCAGGAGAGAGGAGGGATTATTTAATACGCTATTAGGAAACATAAATTATGTCGTGGAAGTACTAGTGATGGACAAAATTCTCGTCGATTAAAGACTAGTAAAAATTTTAATATAAAGATGTTTATAATTTTTTAATGAGTAAATTTATCGAAAATTTCCGCAAAAATGGTATTAATTAATTTAAAAATTAATTTTAAGATGCATATCAAAAGTATTTCTACGTATTATTTCTTTAATAGGCATTCTTTACAGTGAAATTCAAGACTTAATTAATCAAAACATAATTTTAAGATACTTCAACTCTGTAAATCTTGAATGTTTTATTTGACTCATTCAAAATATTGAATGTTTTAGTTGACTCGTTAAATTAAATTTTCTCTTCACTACTGGATGTTACGACGCCATTCCACTAATCAGTAACATCCGTTATATTACTAAAAAACAGAGTGTCAAAATTAATGATGCATATCAAGAAATTATTTTCCTCATGACATCAAAGTATTATTATTTATATAATATTCACGTGCGTACACCAAAAGTAATGTCAGCACTATCATTTTGATAGAACTGTTGCAAAAACTTAGTCAAATAAACAAAACACCAATTAATGCTGTTAATAAATTTAATACTTTACTTACATAATAGGTCTAAAATCCAGCGACAATAAATACGCATCAATTATGCCTAAGTGAGAGCGAAATTCGAGGAAAATTGCAGGATTCGATTTAATAGTGACCAGAAAGAAAGCGATGAAACTATGAATAAATATGTAGTGGTTCAAAGTTGAGATGCTAAATCGCCGTTGTTGCCTGGCTTTAAGCACTATTAACGGCACTGACACAGTTGCTGTGTATACGATTTGGTACAGGCATATATCTGCGACGCAAAATGCAGCCGTTCTTCCGACACCCATATCACCATGGACGACAATTGGACCTGCTGGAAGTTGGTTAGGCAGCAACGCTTTCTTGAAATAATACTGGTCTTGCTTGTTGACTGCTAGCAGCAAATCAAGAAACGATCCTACATCAGGAACGCCAGTTTCTATCCAGTCAACGTATTTGAAATGATGGATCACTCTCACTTCTCCACTCGAACTATGAACAATGCTCAACTTAGTGTACACGTAATGGGATTCCCTTCTAATGCTTTCTTGTTTGATGACAAACTTTTTTAATATTGTATGATCTTGGGTCACGCAGAAATACTGGAGGCTTGTAGGTTGTGATTCGTGCTTGGTACCATTCAGCATCACGATGATCCGAGAGTTTTCCTGCCAGACCATGCTCCAAAAATCATCGAAAGTTGTTGCCATAGGTTCTTGCGTCGCTATAAATTTACATCTTCCGTCAAATCCAGCCATATGATTGGCATTGATGTAATCCAAGCCGTTGTTGGATTTGAGCACCACCCGAGAAACGTCCCAACATGGATAGTCCGGTCTTCGGTTTTTCAATCTGTTTTTCGGTAAGTAAAAGTTATCACAGGTACTCGTTATAGGTACATTGATAATTTCCAAGTGTTCTTGAATGATTATATCCATGCATTTCGGGTTTTTTGCTCGTTGTATATAATCATTGACTCGAACAAACATTGAGAGGTTGGTAGCCATTTCAATGAATGCGTCGAAAATTCCAGCAGGAATGTGATCACAACAAAGTATTCCGTTTTACTAACGTCGTAACAATAGAATCCAAGTATTTCTAGTTTGATAGTAAGCTTTAGTCATTAATTATAGCATTTTGTGGTTTGTAACCAATATTTTTGATACATTTTCCTTATGATTATGATAAGCAGTCTTATAGTGCTAACAATAATGAACTTCAACTATTAAAAAGTATTTGGTCGAATCAAAAGTTTATTAACAATTTAATCTATTGACTGTCGGTGGACTTGATAAAAAAAAACGCGCACTTTCACCTAAGCGATGACAGAATAATCGTTTGGATAACTCACAATTCGGTGGAATAGTTGCTAGAAAATAAACTATCAAGTTATTGATAAAAACATAATGTTCGAAAGACTCGAAGCTTGAACGTCTCTGTCGTCTAATGTTGAACACAACTGCTGGTATCGATACCGTTGCTGTGTTTACTAATTGAAACATACAGATGTCCACGGCACAAAACGTTGGAGCTCTCCCAATGCCAGTGGTACTGTAGACAACTATTGGACCCGGCGGACTTATCAAGCCAAGTTTAATGTGATACTGGTGCCTTTCATTCACTACTATGATGAAATTGATAAGCGTCAATATGTCAGCAACACTTTCTTTTGGCCAGCTCAGGTATTTGAAACAATGAACAGTTCTTGATCGCATGGTTTTAATATTAAATACATTCATAACCATTTCAACGTAATCACTTTGCAAAGCGATACTTGTTACGGTGACCGTAAATCCTTCCAATTCGGAATAGTCACTTACAGTGGACACTGCAGGTACGTCGGCACCATTCAACATCACGATAACCCTAGTACTAGTCTGCCAAACCATGTTCCAGTAGTCCTCGAGTGTGTTGTCCATCGGTTCTTGGGTCACTATGAATTTCCGGGCTTGTTCAAAACCATCAACATAGTTCGCATGGATGTAGTTAGATCCCTGTTTTTTTAAACACACCCTAGTAGAATCCCAACATTCGATGTTTTGAAACCGATTCTTCTTAATATTTTTCAATTTCTTACATTCCTTACAAGGACCGCTTATCTGCATGTTGAGAATGGTATGGTGCTCTCGACAAATCCTTTCGACGTATCTTGTTCTTGATTCGGCTACTTGCTCAAAATACTGACAGCTGTGGTGCGTCTCAAAGATCCGTGGAGCCATTGTAAGGAAAAACTTTTACCTTCGATGCACAGAGAAAACTGATTAGACTCAGCAACAAGTCCAGTTGACTTCCTTTATATAACTTCTCTTATCATCAGTTTTTGCGGTATTTGGTTAACTATCAATGCCGATTGACCACAACGGAGATAAAATAATCACCAATTGTGTTAATATATATTTACTGTTGATTCATTACTCGATTTAATCACAGAAAATAGTCTTTAATGAATCTAATGAATCTTTATGATTTATTTTATTTATTTATTTATATATTTATTTTATTTTATTTATTTTATTAAATAATTTAATGAATCTTTTATGAAGTGAACTTAACAAGACTAGCCCTTAGACACGTATAACCTTTCAAACTTCAATATTGTGCTTTTATAGTCAGCTATTTGATGTAATTTACGCTTATTAGTTTGTGGTTTTCCATGTCATATACTAAAATAGCTTGCTGTGTGGTTTAATTACAGTCCTTATTATTCACATTATAATAATAATTTTACATAAATAGCTTATCACACATGAGTCAACTTATAAGGAAAATAGGCTATTTGTGAGCAGAGGTTCAAAATAGCAACCTATAAGTTGATTTTAGGATACGTAAATTCAATTTTGCTTCAAATAAAATTTCTGTCAAATTCAGTACGAACATTTATTTGTAACACATAACGAAATAAAACAGATCACATTGATAGATTTTTGATTGCAGACCCTACCAGGTACTCGGTGAAAAACAAGTGAAGTTTAATTACATATCAAAATAATTTCCACACCGGTGACACATATATCAGCGCCTGAATTAGACTACCTACGCATTCAACGGCGACATACTGTCTGGTGCGTTAGTTACATTACCAATGTAATTTATTAACACAAATGAGGGTAAATACTTCTTCTGTCTTCAAAAGTTTCTAGTTACATATCGTAAATCTTACTGTATTTAACATCAAAGACGCCCTAATTTGCAAGCATCCGAAAGTCCGAGAAGTCAAGGCTAATTAAACTGAATTATAAGATTATGACAGTTCAGGCAACAAAAAGAACCATAATCT